ACGGCAGGTTGTCCTCGGTGAGCAGGTTGGTGATCATCGCGGCCTGCGCGACGTCGGAGAGTTTGGACTGCTCCGGGTCGTAGTCCTTGCCGCCGAGGGCGGCGAAGTTGCGGCCCTCGTCCCACGGTACGTAGTCGTGGGGGTGCCATTCGCGCGCCATCGAAATGTGACGGTTCACGTTGTCCTCGGCAGTGGGCACCAGCTCTTGCAGAAGCTCGAGCTGTGTCAGATCCCTCGCCATTAGATCGCCTCCATAGATTGCGTACGACCGGTCCAGCTTACGGCACCGTAGGTTCGGTGTGAACCGTGTCGCGGCTGTTCACTTGCTGTTCGAGCAGTCGTGACGACCGACATCGGCAGATGTGGGGACCTTCGCGACTGCTGCAGTTCTCCCTGCACGTCGCTGCGGACGAGCCGATCGTTACCCCGAGTGTACGGACCGGGTGCCGCCGAATGCAGTTCGGCGGAAGGGTGTGTGGTGCCCCCAGTAGGACTCGAACCTACGACCTGCGGATTAAAAGTCAGAACCCAGAAGTGATCGATACCGATCCTGATTCGTCGTAGTTATCGTCTTGCGCTGGTCGGAAGACAAATGCCCCACTCGGAAACGATCCACATTCTATGGTCACACGGTTCCTCTGTGACCACCCTGAAGACACCAGGAGACGCTCTCGTGCAGGAAGAGCTCGAACCGCTGACGATGTCCGTTGCCGACGCCGCGAAGAGACTTGGCGTTCTCGAAGGCTGGTACGCAACACAATTGCGAGCCGGCAAGCTGCCGGGGCACAAACTAGGCCGTACTTGGCGAATCACCGAGGAGGATTTGCGAGGCGCGCTTGAACTGACGTCTCGGCCAGCGAGAGCGGTTGCGCCCGACCCAGCTGGCTTGACGCCGGGGTCTCGGCGTCGCTTGGAACGAGCAAATCTGAATGGGGTGATTGTGCGTTGACGGGCACCGATGCCGCCAGTGGGGCGTTCGACGAAACGGGGTTGTAACGCCCTGAGCAGGGGGTACGGCAGTCGAACGGCATCCATGAAAGTTGTTGTGTCCCTTCGTCAGCGAAGTATTGTCCCTGCTCAGAGCGGTCGAGTTGCAAACTACTCGGACAGACCGCCGCCTTGTGGACCACCGAGAGGACCGTGAAATGCAGGATGGAATCGCTCGACCCCGTGGAGGTCGCGGAGTTGGAGTACCGCTTGGATGGGCGGTGGTCGCAGTCGGCATGATCGCGGGATGCGGCACAAGCGCGGGACCGGCACCTGTGGCGGGGCCGTCGTCGTCATACGTCGCGCCGCTACCCACTCCCCCATACCAACTGAGGGAGGATCGCGACGGATGGGCAACCGTCTACGTCGTTGACCAACTGTCGGACGATGAACTGTCGCGAGTGTTTCGGGATGCCCGGTTACGGATCATCGACGGTGACGCTGAGGGTGGCTGGTTCGTGTCGGTCAACTGCGGCAGCTACGACGGGCCACGGTTGGGGAACGGGAAGTTCGCGATCGACGATCTGGGGGCGGCACAGACAGGGCTCGCAGCGCCAGGCAGGGTGGAGTTCGAGGCACTACCCAACCGGCAACCCTGCTAACCGAGTGCCGATCCGATCGCGCTGGCCGCTGCGTTCATCGACGTCCTGTCCAAGTGCGTATACGTCGAAATCGTCGTGTTGATCGGCTCGTGACCGACGATGGGGCAGTTTACTGCTCATTGAGGCCGATTCGGACGGCGTACAGGGCCGTTAGCCCGGCCTTGGCCATCGTTACGACGTCCCTCGGCGGGGGTTCGCCGTGTCCGGCCGGGAAGCGCCTGATCGGCTAGCGCGCATCAGTTCTGGCTAGAGTGAAACATATCCCCGACCGTGGACGTTATACATACAGTTGGATAGTCTTGGGATCCACTCTTACTTGGAGGAAACGATGAAGCGACATACTCGGTCTACAGACCAGGCGGATCTGGCGTCTGTGTCCTACTTGGAGACGGCTGACAACAGTCTGTCTCACGAGTACACAGCCGTGTACGACGCGCTCGCGACCCGTAAGCAGTGACACCAGCCGTTACAGAGCCTCTCTGGGAATCCGCCCCGTTAAGTGCCGAGCACCTAACGGGGTTTCTCAGCAGTGGCCGAATTAAGATCGACTCCTGGCTTGCAGACCACGCCCTCCGTTTGCAGGAGGAGGGTGTGTGCCGTACCTATGTATGGGCCGACCAGCATCCTTACGTCAGTGGCTTCTACACTCTTGTGCCGCACCTGATCGACACCGATCGAGACACCGTCCAGTTGTCAGGGCATGCGGGTGGCGCGATCAGCGGTTTTCTGATTGCCAAAATCGGAATTCACCGCGAATCTGCACTGAAGAAGAGCCGAATCGAAGCGCCAAGCGGATCGGGCAAGTTTCTCTCGGTTCAGAACATTTCGATTCTGCTCGTGGAGGCCATGGTCAGGGCAGCCGCCGCCTCACGTATTGGTGGGGGACGGTTCCTCTTCATCGACACTACGATGGAACCTGACTTTCTCGTCAAGGCGTTGAAGAGTTTGAACTTCCTGCCGATCAACGGACAGGGCAGCCCCATGTGGTGCCTGAAACTGGATCGTTAGCTAGATCTCTTTGGATCAGAGTTTTGTGCCCCATCCCGAAACGGGTGGGGCACAACTGTTTCGAAGTATCTAGTAGATCCTGCCGGGGACGCTGGGGAACGCAGGGTACGGAGGCAGTTCGCCGGCCGGTGCTGCGCCGGGGATGAGCTTGCGGGCCGCGGCGCAGAGGGTGGATTCGTCCGAGATGGGTACCACGGGCCCGGTTGGGGTCAGCGGGAAGGCGAAACCGGGTTGAGTGAGGTACGCCGTGGTTTCGGGATCTGCTTCCCACGTATCCCCAGTATGGGTGAGCCAGCGGTCGGGGTCGGTCTTCGACGTGATCTTCCAGTTCATAGCAGCGCCAACACTCCTAGTACGAATGCCTGTAGTTGCCCGGTCTCATCGAACTCACCGCGTTCGTCACTCCGTCCGAGCGTATCTTGCAAACCGACCTGGAACACCTCAGCCGGTTCTCGCGCTGGGTCGGCCTGGGAGTCGGTGGCGTAGGTCTTGCCGGCGTACTTGTTGCGCCACTGGTCCTCATAGCCGATCTCGTGTTCGAGACCATCGACGCCCTGGTAGATCCCGGTCGGTTCTTCGAGGATGCCGTCGGTGACGGATCGTGATCGAACTAGGGCATATTCGAGCTGCGTGAGTCCGGGAACGGCTTGCTCCATGCGGTGGCCCAGTTCGTGGACCATCACCGCTTCGGGGTAGCTACGGAATGCGCCGCGGTAGTCCGGGAGTTCGTCGAAGGATGCGGCGGCGAGAGTGTCGCCGTCGGTTCCACGTTGGAAGAATGCGCGTTCCGCGACTCCGACGCGGAGTGTTCCACGGCCCGCAGCGGCGACGAGCCAGTCGGTGGGGAAGTACTGCTCCATTGCACGCAGTTGAGCCAGCGCGGCCGCCGTACCGGGCTGGAGCCCGCCCGTTGCTGTGGTGATGAGGGCGGCGCTTTGCGGTGCACCGCCGAAGTCTCGGACCTCGGACAGCGCGGACTGAATGATCGCCTGTTCACGTCGAGCGATGTCGCGCTGAATTTCGTTGCGGCGCGGGGAGAGCCACTGCGCAGAGTCGGTCAGTTGCTGTGAGTATTGCCACAGCGAGCATCGGCAGTTTCAGTTCGGAAAACCCAAGACGGCGTCGGGGGAGGACCGAGAAGTCGACCTCGATCAGCAGACCGTCGGCGTGCTGCTTGCTCAGCGCTTCGCCCAGGACGCCGAGCGTGCGCAGTGGGGCGATGCCTATCAGGACCACGGGTCGTGTTCGCCCGCGAGGACGGATCACCGATACCGCCTCAGAGCGTCACAGATCGGTTCAAGAAGGTCCGCGCAGAGTTGGGGCTACGTCCGATCCGGTTGCACGATCTGCGGCACGGACAAGCCAGTCTTCTCCTGGCGGCGGATGTGCCGCTGGCGATCGTGTCAAAGCGTCTCGGTCATTCGTCGATCACGATCACCGCGGATACGTACTCGCATCTGCTCAACGGCGTCGGGTCGAAAGCGGCGGAAGCGGCGGCCGGGTTGGTGCCTCGTGCGGGCCGTGACCAGGGGTTGCGTGACAGCGTTCGTGACCATTCGGTTATCACTTCGGGTGATTCCGAGGCCCCCGATAATGCCTCTGACCAGGAAATACCTGGTCAAGATGGTGCCCCCAGTAGGACTCGAACCTACGACCTGCGGATTAAAAGACACGACGATTCCGTAGTTGTGCCGCTGTTCTCGGAGCCGCTGGAGCGTGCGGCATGACACGATTCTCAAACTTGGTTCAACCGGTGACGTCTCACCAACCACGCCCGAACCTTGTGCTGACTAATCACATCTCGCCAGCTTTCACTCCCACCTCTTCTGTCACGGCCGTAACTTCGGAGAGTATGACAATCGCGACAAAGTTCGCCTACGTCGACGACTGGAAGCTCTGGCAGTTTGCGGCTCGAAAGTCACCGAAGACGATCAGCGAACGTATACGACTCATTACCCAATTCGGCAACGAGGCTCAGTTGCAGCCCGCCTCGGCGACATCGATGCAGATCATGGAATGGCTGGCCTCGCACACGGAATGGTCCGACGGATCTCACGTCACCTACTTTTCGTACCTCGGCGCTTGGTACAAGTGGTTGCAGATCCAAGACCATCGTCTCGACAATCCGATGATCAAGCTCGGGACGCCCTTGCAGCCGGACCGTGAACCGCACCCGACGTCCGACCGGGGCCTACTGGACCTCCTCACGTCTCGAATCCATCACAAGACGCGCGGGATGATCCTGCTCGGCGCTCTGCAGGGATTCCGTGTCGGCATGATCTGCAAGGTGCGGGGCGAAGACGTCGATCTGAGCGTCCCGAACATTCGATCGACCGGTAAGCGCAAGAAACAACGCACGTACCCCTTGCACCCACTCGTGTACGAGTTCGCGCTGACCATGCCCGAACGCGGATGGTGGTTCCCCGCGAACTCGAAACTGCCAGGGGAGCACGTTCTTCCGGGTTCGGTGACGGACGTGATCAGCCGAGCTATGCGACGAGCGGGAGTGGCCGGCACCGCGCACTCTCTCCGTCACTGGACCGGGACCACGCTGCTCGACGAAGGCGCAGACCTACTCACCGTCAAAGAGCTGCTCGGACACGCATCGGTCAGCAGCACGCAGATCTACACCAAGATCCCGGACCGTCGACGTATCGAGGCTGTGCACACGCTGGACCCATTCCGCTACGCGAAGCGCGATAGCGCTTAGCTCACAACACCACTCGGGGGAATCGCATGTCCCGTTCACGTATGGCCGTGCTCGCCGCGGCCGTGACCATTGCCGTACTTGTGGCGACTGGCTCGTCGGTCCTGTCGTTCACCGCGCTCGCCGACCTGGCAGCGAAGAACGGCGTTGCGTCGTCGCTGGCCTGGATCGTCCCTCTCATCGTCGATGCGACGGTGCTCGGATCTACGCTGGCCGTCGTTGCGCTGGCCGAAGGCAAGGCCTTTGCGTGGGCACTGCTGGGTCTGTCGGCCGCTCTGTCTATAGCCGGGAACATCGCTCACGCGTGGAGTTCGGGGCCGATCGCCATTGCCATCGCCGCGGTACCGCCGATCCTGCTGCTCGCGACTACCCACCTCGTGGTGCTGCTCGCCGGAAAATCGGCACCGATTGCTGATGCTGAGCACAAGCTGTGCAGGCCCGTGCCGCTGTGGCCAGTCGAGGGGAAGACGATCCCGTCGACAGTTCCGGACCTCGCTGGTAGCTGGCGTAATGCTCGCAACCAGGCTGCGGCGGAAACTGCTGCGTGACCTGATGCGTACCGTCTGGTACACATCAACGCATGAACCGGTCGTTCCCGGCGCTTATTGCTAGCGCCCTCATTGTTGCTGGCTGCTCGTCCGGTGCGGGTTCGCCTGAGCAGTTCACGGGGACCGTCCAGTACTACGGCAACACCGACCGTATGACGGTCGAGTCGCAATCTTGCGAGTTCGCTGGCGGTACCGTCACAGCAGGTGACCAGGTCGAAATGCGTGGCGAGCACGACCAATCTGTTGCCATGTCTAAACTCACGTCCGCTCGATTGATTCCCAACGACGGACCGTCTGCTGATGGTGTCTGTTCATTCGAGGCGCGGTTCCTGAATGTCCCGGCTACAGAGGCGGCGTACCGAATCACACTGGGAGAGTTCGAGACCGAGGTCTTCACCGAGTCGGAGCTAACGGCCGGTGCCGCGGTGCAGTTGAAGAGCCTGATCGAGGATGCGTTGGGGCGATAGTCCTGAATTGGTCCCGTCCAACGAAAAATGGCCCCCACCTCCGAAGAGGTGGGGGCCATTTTTCGCGCGGACTGTCGGGGTGTAGCTCTACGGTCTGTTGGATGAAGCTCTACCGCCGCGGTGATCAATGGTCAGAAGCGGCACCGAAATTCTGTCCGCGCGGGCATCGACTCGGGCCCGGCCGCGTACTCGTCGGCTCTCAGGTCTGCTCGTGCGAGGTCCACCACCATCGCACTCACGCCTGCCGTGAGTGCGATGCGGTCACCTACACCCCGCCCATGACTGCGGAGTGCACCGATTCCAGTTTCGACGGCCGCGCCCGGTAGGTGTGCATTTCCGCGTTATGTGCCCGTTTGGATCGCGACTACAGACGCATCCGGTTACGGTCACGGCGTGACCTCGCGCCCGCTTTGCATGTTCTGCCAGCGACCCACCAGCAAGTCCCAGATGACCGGCGAACATGTGGTCCCACGATGGCTTGCCACCGAGCTGCTGGGCAACCCGCCATACACGGTGACGGATCATTCCCGGTCGTTGGCACCTCGAGACGTGCGCGATTTCGAGTTGAAGCTTGACCGTGTGTGTCGAGCTTGCAATACAGGATGGATGTCCGACCTCGAAGCGGCAGTCAAGTCGGACGGTCAACTCCTTGGGCTCATCAGGGGTGCCAGGCCGGAGTCGATACAGCTCAACCCTGTTTCGCAGATCAACCTGGCGTCCTGGATCGTCAAAACATGCCAGGTCTTCGACAGAATGGGAGCCCTGCCACCGGTGTTCACCGTGGTAGACCGCGCCAACTTCGAACGGGAGCGCGTTCCCTCCGCCTCAACCCGGGTAATGCTCGGAACGATGCACGGGGACCGGCTGCTGCGTTTCTACGCGGCGAGGAGCACCGACCAGTTGGTCGTCGTGACGACACTGCAGATCAGGCACCTGATCATGCAGACCCTGGTCGGATATGAGGGCGGCGCGACGGGTACTGCGAGTGCCGTCCAGATTTGGCCGATCCAAGTACCCGCCGCGATGGCTCCACCTGTCGAATTCTTCACCGAGGACGAGCTGAACGAGTTCGCTGGCCATCCACTGACCAGCACCGAGCGCGATCAGTAGGGCGCTCAACATTCATCGGATGTTGCTGATGAAGTTGTCGAACGTTGTCACCCGAGCACCAGCCGCCACTGCGGTCTGCATTGCCGACAAGACTGCTGCCCACTTCGCCGGTGAGGTCGAGTTACCGCCCGTGTCCGGTGCGCCCGCGGTCACATCGTGGATGCACAGGACGAGTAGCCCTTTGTCCTTCACAGTGTTGGTGATCGCCGTCTGAACACTGGCGGTCGACTCGTACCCGACGTTGCATCGTTGAATCGCAAAGCGCCGCGGTGGTGAGACCGACTCGTTGAGTAGTCGGGTCGCCGTAAGCGCTGCGGTGTAGTACTCGCGCACCGTGTCCTCGGCTGCGCGGTTGTGGTTGCCGATCGGCCACGCGAATGTGCGGGCCGCGAAACCGTTGGCGTCTTGCCACGACTGGATCGACTCCAGCTCAGCGATCCGCTGATCGACGGTCATCGAGGACATACTGACGCCGTGCGCTGCTGCCGAGTATGCGTGCGCGCCGATCTCCCAGCCGTAGGTGTCGTACATCGACTTCATCCACGGGAAATCCCAGTTGGATGCGCCCTGTGTCACCGGCTGAATCTGGTCGATGATCGGGTACAGCGTGGCAGGCCAGCCGCGCGAGTTGAGGTCGGGGGCGCAGACTGTCTTCTGCGAGAGCAGCGTGTCGTCGAACGTGGGAATGATGACGGGCCCCGCGTTGAACGGATCTTTCGCAATGGCCTCGATACTCGCCACGCGCAGTGTGCAAGGAGTGCCAGCCGGTCCACCCACTGTGATGGCGATTCGGCTGATGTCGGTCCATGTCGGCGCGGTGCCGGTCTGACCGAACTCGCTCAGGGGAATGTCGACGATCTCCCAGCGGCCCGCCTGCCAGGGGAAGTTCGTGCCTTCCGCGCCGCCGCCGCCCGCGACGATCTTGTTGTTGTTGAAGTAGAACCCGAAGTTGGACTTGCCCATGAACAGGTCCACGAACTGCCCCGCCACGGCGATGCTGTACTTGAGGTAGAGCCGGATCGCCGATGCACCGGACAGGTCGACAGGAGAGCTGCCGAAGCTGTACTCGGCCGTCGCGTTACCGCCCGCGTTGCTGGTGACGAGCTTGAGGGATTGGCTGCCACGGATCACGTCTGAGGTGTCGTTCATGTTCGACGCCGCTGCGTCGAGACCGCCGCCCGTGGGGGTGAAGTTGTGGCCGGACTGATACAGCTTCCACGACGCGATGACCTTCGTGGTGGAGAGTCGTCGGCGCTTGATCTCGCCGGGTGCCACCACCTGCGACTTGAGTGGATAGAGATTGTCGGCCTGGCTTCGGGAAATTCCGGGTACGTCGAGTATGCCCATGTCAGCTCACCACTATCGCGGGTACGGCGGTGGCTGCACCGGCAGCGTTCCGCGTGATGGTCGGTTGTGTGTAGGTCTTGGTGGCAGGGCTGCCGTATGTGATGCGGTAGCCGTCGACTGCGCCGGGGAATGCCGTCGACAGCGTCTCGGCGGTGAAGGTGCCCGGTGTTCCGTCCGGCCAGACGACAGCCGCGCTCGTGACGGCCTGGTTGGCGTTGCGGGTGATGGCTCCCGAGATCAGCAGATCGGGGTTCTTCGCCAGCCGCTCGAAGGGAACGTAACGAGAGTCACCGACCGTGCCGACACGTTCGTCGAGCTGGTCGGCGGTCAGTCGATCCGGAAGGTGTTTGTCGCGGACCTTGTCACCCGGTCCGAGGGTCGGAAAACGTGCCATGAGCGTTCCTCTCAGGAAAGTACGAAGGTGTCCGGGTCGGACGGATCGGCGTCGAGGCCGCCACCGGCCGTGACGATGAATGTGTCCGGGTCGTTCGGGTCCGGCACGAGCGACTGCCCGCCCCCACCGCCGCCCCCGGCTGCGGCTTCCTCCGCACGGATCGCTGCCGCCTCGGCACGCGCTGCGGCCTGCTGAGCTGCGTTGACGACGGGCGGGTCGTACACGAACGCCGAGTCGAGTACCTCGCGGAGCGAGATCTCGGTCCGGCCGTCGTCCGGGACGACGACCGTCTTCGGCTTCACATCGGTCATCCCGCCGCGGATCTGCACCACCAGCGGTCCCGGCTCGACTGCGACCGTGCCCTTCCCGGCTGTCAGATCGACGTACACAGGATCGGTCAGCGTGACCCGATCCTGTGTGACCGCCGAGCCTCGTTGCTTCGGTGGGTAGACGCTCACGGCACGCGCCATGGTGACCGGACGGCCACCGACGTCGGCGAGGTCTATCTCCAGGTTCACCATGACCATGTCCGGTCCCCTCTCGTTTCGTTGTTGTCAGTCCTGCTGGCCGAGTTCGCGCTCGCGGTCTCGGGTGAACTCGTAGAGCGATCGGTGCTCCGGTGGCCGGCGCTGCCAGCCCTGCGAGATGCCGTACAGGCTGTCGTCGCGATGCCACGTGGCGTCGTACTCGAGGTACTTCTCGTACAGATCGACCTTCGCGGTCAGGGCCTTCACCCGCGGCTCCAGCGCAACGACCTGCCGCTTGAGATCGGCGATGTCGGCGGCTTCGACTGCTCGCTCACGCTCGGCTCGCTCACGCCACCGCTTACCGAGCGGGCCGAAGATCTTCGCGCCGGTCTCGGAGACCTCGGAGACGATCTGCCCGACGTAGCGGACGACGACCAGGACAATCACCAGGCCGATCAGCCAGGGATTGCTGGGGATCAGAGCGGCAATGTCAGTCGGCACCACGACACCTCCGGTCCCACGCCTGTCGGAACGCGGTCTTGCTGGCGCTGAACAGCACTGCGTGCACGACGACAGCACCGAACAGCCAGCCCGACGCGGTACGCCACCCGAACCAGCCCTCTTTGTCCATCACCTCCGCGAGAGCACCGAAAGCGAATCCAACGAACAGCGCGGCGAGCACGCCGTGCGCGAGCGCCGCCAGCGGGAGCCGGGGCGTGTAGACCCCGATCAGGCCCACCACCCCGGCTCCGATGAAGATCCATCCCCAGATGTGGAACGGCAGCAGGGCCTCGACCTGAGAGAGCGTCGCCGGGTAGGCGTACATGGGGAGCCGCACATAGTCGATGCCGCGGCTGATCGCGGCCGTGAGCAAACTGAGCTGCAGCACGAACGCCATGTCCTCGGTGACGACGAGCCGGAGCCGCTCGATCCTCGGCCACACCCGGCCCACCATCAGCTGCCCTCGGTGCGGCGTCCCTGTGCCACGTCACCGTCGTCGACGACCGGGCTCTTCTCGTCGCCGTAGCGCACGTGCTCGAAGTACGACTCGTTGCTGGGGATCTCGGAGTACTCGTCCTCGTCGAGATCGACGATCGTCGAGCCGACCGGTGCGAGCGACGGCACGCCCTTGGTCGATCCGAGGTTCATGCTGCCGAGGGACGTGAGCACCGAGACCAGGACCGCGGTACCGGCGAGGGTCAATGCTTTGTCCCACTGCACATCACCGAACCCGCCCGCTACCGGGATCGCAGCGACGAGCGTGCCGGTGAACGTGCGCGCGGCCCGGTCGGCGAGATCGATCAGGAAGTTGCCGGAGCTGAGCAGTGTCGCCGTCGAGAGGGCGAGCAGCACCGTTGCGAGCGTGGCGAGTCCTGCGGACGACAATGCGGCCGGCCACGACACCGACAGGATCGTCGCTCCCGCTCCGAGGAAGATGAGCACGTTCTGCACGAACGTCTTCGACGCCCGGTCGGCGAGGTCGAGCCAGAATGCCTTGGTGTCGATCGAGAGGTCGAGGACGCCGATCTCTGCGTCGAGGTGGACAGTGTTATCGGATGCAGCCATGGTCTTACCCTTCTGATTGTGCCTGTGTTTCAGGACTTTTCGGTGAGTGTCTGCTCGTCGCTCTGAATGTCGACCGCGAGCACGTAGGCGACGAACCCTGCGGCCGCAGCAACGATCACTGCGGCCGCAAGGAACGGGACTCGGTAGTTCACAGCCCCAACGCATTCCACGTCGCGGGTCCGACGATGCCGTCGACGACCAGTCGGGCTCGCGTCTGAAATTCACGGACAACTCTGTCCGTGGCCGGTCCGAAGTCGCCGTCGACGACGAGCTTCGAGTACAGCGGGTAATCCCGGTTCAGACGCGCCTGGAGGTCGCGCACGGCCTGCCCGGTCGCGCCGATCCGGACGACCGGGCGTGCGTTCGGCGCAGCGGGTGGAGGCGCGTACACAGGCCCAGCAGAACCGAGCTTGCCCTCACGGATCTTCTGCGCGAACGCAGCGAGCTTCGGTGAGGAACCGTCGCCGGATGCCGTGCCCGAGTTGAGCTGCCAGTGCATCGGATCGCGGCGATCCCAGTCCTGACCCCAGAAGATGTTGCCCTCGAACAGTCGCATTCCCTCACGGCACCGTCCGATCTGGTGCTGGGTGAAGTTCCTCGATGCGTCGACCTTCCAGGGATGCCACGGCGCATTGATGTCGACGCCGGTAGCGGAGATGTGGTTCGAGGATGCGACCTCGTTGGTTGCAGACCATCCCCACACCTGCGACTTGATGGGCTCGACGTTGGCGTTGTACCAGTCCATCCAGCTTCGGAGGACGGTCGCGGCGTCACCCGATCTGACGAGCACCGGCTTGCCTGCGTAGAACAGGGTGATGCACTCGTTGCTGTCGCAGTTACGCCACCCGTTCTCGGAATGCGTCCTGCCGTAGATAGTTCGGAAACTCATTGCTGCTCCTGTCGTCGTCTGCGGTTGAGGAATCGCCCGGTGATTGCTGCTGCGCGGACGATCTTGGAATCGGGCTCGGGAATGATCGAGAAGGTGATGTTCAGCAGTGTCACCGCGCCGTCGAGTCCGTGATCGCGAATGTAGTTCTCGGCGAGGTCGATTCGGATCAGGTACGCAGGCCACTGCGATGGTTGGTGCAGCTCTGCCAGCGCCTCGGGCGTTGCCGGAACAACGATTTCGGTGGTGCGGTCCTCGTGCATCACCCAGACAGCGTCGGGGTGACTGTCGTGGGCGAGCAACTCCAAGAGTTGCTCGCCTGTCACTTTCACGGCTCGATCTCCGGTTCTCCCGGTCCCGGTAGCTCGGGGCCCAGTTCCGGTTCGACGTCGATCACGGTGGCCGCAGGGATCGGGGGCAGCGCACCGACGAGCGTTCCGCCGACCCACACACCGTCTCTGTACGTGTTCATCAGCCCGTCGCGCAGGACAACACTCCACTCACTGCCATCCTTGGTGAACGTTGCATCGAACGTCATGCCGCCTCCTCTGCCAGAACCACGTTGTCGCGGAGGCCGAAATAGTCGAATTTGCCACTGTTGACAGCGAATCCGCCACGGCGGCATTCGAGTCCGCCGTATTGGAAACCGGCACCGCGAGTTCCGAGCGCGCCAGGGGTCGGCTCGGTGTAGCTGGCGACCGGTACCCACGTCGTGGTGCCGACCGCGTTCTTCTCGACGACGTGAATCTCCTTGTCGTCGTCATCGAGACCGACCGTGACGCGGTACCCCGCAGCCTCCGGAGTGTCGGCGATGGTGTCGAGAACGGTGCGGGTACCGCCTGCGAACCGGCAGAGCGTTGTCGTCGTCAGGTTCTGCTCGACCGACATGTACGTCTTGCCGCCCGAGTCCGAGTGATAGATATACGACTGGATCTGCACGCTCATCTCGACGGGCGACCACTCGCCGACCACGTCGTTGTAGGCGACGCGCTCCTTGTACAGCGACCGCTGCGTGCCATTGGTAGTTCCGGAGAACCCGGCGCGGCCACCGCTGGCCGTGAGCCGATACAGGCCACCGACCGACAACACGGAAGTCCATCGAGAACTCATCGACTCGTCGAACGGGTCGAACCACTCACGAGGCTGCGGGTCACCTTTACGCAACCTCACACCGATGCCGACCCAGGGAACGAACGGGCTCGAATACAACTGCGAGGTCTTCGGCAGCGTAGCCCCCACCGTCAACGGCGAGGTGCTCGTGAAATGCACCTTCTGCTGCCTCGGAAACGCATCCGGATCCAAAGGGAGGTTGGGCTGGCTGTTGCAGTACAGGGCTCTGCGAGAGCCCGTACCGACCTGGTGGATACCGACGAACATCCACTCACCGAAACCGAACAGCAGATCCTCGGGCATGGTGACGTTGACCAGCTGGAGGGCATTACTGATAATTGGTGTCTGATCCGGCGACACCCACTCGATCACCAGTACGCCGTCCTCGGTCATCCGGCCGATGTAGACGTACAGCGGTGGCCGCGACGACAGACCTGAGCCGATGAAGAACGACACCGTCGCGCGGCCAGCGCTGTACTTCGATTGAATCCACACTCCCTCAACGACGTTCGCCGCGGGCGTGTAGTCCGGGATTGTTTTGAGGAATTGCAGGCTGTGGCTGTGCGACGTCGAACCAGACTCCGAGCTGGTCGTCGAGCTAACCGACTTCACGTTGTCGGTCAGGCCGAAGATTGGGAACGACACCTGTTGACCCGGCACCATCGACACCCACGAATCGACCGCAGGAATGTTGTCCGCCAACTGAATCAGCTCCGAGCGGACCTGCTGGACCTTGATGTTGTTCGCGGCCGCTGATGCAGACGCGGCCGCGGCCGCCGTCTGCGCGGCCGAGGCCGCGGTGTTCGCGTTCGAGGCCTGATTCTTGATGCCCAGCAGGCCCCCGATCAGATCACCGATATTCCCGATCACACCGAAGACGCCCTGCGCGAGCATTCCGACGAGGCCACCGATTCCGTTTCCGAAGCCGCCCAACAGGTTGTTGGTCATATTGGATCGAGCGCTACCGTAGGCAGCATCGAGCGGGGCTCGCTGGGCCGCAGTGATTTTCGCCTGCGTTTCGTTCTGGACGTTCTTAACGCCACTCTCTCCGACGGTCCCGACGTACGCGACGTCGGGCCGGGGCTTGTCGGGTGCGATACCCATCTAGTCGCCTCCGATTTCCGATGCGACCGCGTGATCGCCCGCATCGGCTGCCGTCGGAGCCTCCGGAGCCCGAATAACCCCGCGCTCCTGCAACTTCTGAGCGAGGGCCATCAGCTGCGCACCGGACGCCTGATCGAGATCGTCATCGATCAACAGGTCCTGCTGCTCGGCGGCAGCTGCGGCGAGCACCTCTGGCGAATCCTCGTAATCGATTGGCACCCACTTGACCTCGCCGACGCCCATCCACGACACGCCCTGCTGCTCGGGAGCACCGACGATGATCGCCTTTTTGGTCTGCAGCTCGGGATGGTGCCGGAACCCTGCGTCGTAGAGCTGCCGAGACAACCCTCGGAGCGATTCCTCCGGGGCGATCATCGGCACCCCCGGCGTCTCCTCGATACCCACCACCGCCCACAGTGCCGCCTCCTCGGGGACGTTTGGATCGCAATACGCCTGTGTCGGAATCATCTAGATCACTCCCAACTGTTGACCTGCCACGAGCGCCGATCGCAGCAACCGAATGTTCTTCTCGCCGGGGGCCTCGTTGACCCGCGGATCGCCTGTGATCGCCGACCAGCCGCGGCTGTCGCGGTCGTAGTCGTAATCGATCTGGCTGGCCTGCTCGACGAACACGACGCCCTTGCGGGGGAAGTCCTTGTTCGTCACACCGATTCGGGACCCGAGCCACCAATGGCCCTGCCCCTGATCGCCGATCCGATACGGCCGGCCATCTCCGAGGGTCGCGGCGTGGGTGGTGCGCGGCCGCGTCTTGTGAAAGGTGTCCCGCAGGTCCATCAGCGACGAGAGGGTGTAGGCCCGTTTCGCCGAATCCGACCGTCCCTCTTGGTAATGCGACCATCCGTAGCGCAGTGCGCGCACCGGACTTTTGATCGTCCACCACGCCCCGACAGTGTCGGTGTAGATCGGCTTCAGGAACGTGTCCGCGATGACTCCGGCCGTCGGTAGACCGATCAACTGCCCGAGGTAGTTGCCGCCCAACACGATTCCGTTGCTCATCAGCTCGTTGACGCCGGGTGCGCTGTGGCCACCCGCAACGACTTGAACCACGGTGCCGGGGGTGAACGACCAGTCGAACGCATCGATCCCCGATATCTGCCCGTCGCGATAGACGACGTACGGCTGACGAGGGAACGTGCCGACCCACTTGCCGACGATGTTCTGGTACGGGTCGATCGAGCCGGTGACGGTGGTGACGATCTCGTCGACCAGGTTGTCGGCGAGCTGCACGACGGTCCGGACGAGTCCGTCCCAGATCGTGCCACCGGTCGAGGTCTCGTCCCAGTAGCCAGAGACGTCGACGACGTCGAACACGATCGCGCCGGGGCGAATGTTCGCACCGGGCCACGGCGGTGGGTCACCGGCAAGGTAACGCCGGGTGGTGACCATCAGTTGCGCGTCGGCGAGCGTTCCCTCGGCCATGTCGTGCCAGTACTCGAACCGGGAGGACAGCACCGTCCACGGCGACGAGTCCGACAGCAGACTGTGCGGATTGACGACCATGTTCCAGTTCGACATGTTGAACGCCTGGCCCCACTGCGCGAGGTCCATCGGGTCGTCGGGCAGAGAGAACCAGTTGCCCTCCAGGCGCATAATGTTGAGGAACAGCGCCAGCTTGAGCATGTAGCGGGACGGGCCTGCGAGAACGAAGGCCCTCTTCTGGATGATGCTGGGCAGGTACGGCGAGCACCAGACGAGCAGGTTCTTCAGCTCTTCGTAGTCGTCGAGAAAGTTGAGCTCGACGTACCGCTTGCCGTCCTTGCCGACCGTGATGCGCGTCGATGCGTCGCCCGCGCAACGGCCACCCCAGCGGGCACCGTCCTTGTCGAACGTCAGGTGCACGTTCTGTTTCGTCCGGCCCCACGGGTCGATCGCCCAGTTGGTCAGGTAATGCCCCACCGGGAGAAGTAATCTCGCCGAACCGGTGTTGTTCATCCGCCACTGAAAGTGGCCCTCGTACTCGTTGGTGACGCGGCCGCGGTAGACCATGTCGCCGTCCCACAGTCGCACGAGCGGCCGCTTACGACGACGTCGCGCGATCCGATCCTGCTCCCGGTCCGCGTCGTCGGCGATCCGCTGCATCCGCTCGAGCAGCTCGGGGTCCATCAACAGCGGGTTCGTGGGATCGGCGGCTACCGGCATATCAGACCCACCCTCCGAGCATCGACGACCAGTTGCGCCGCATCGTGACCATGACCGAGACACCGAGCGCCGTCGCCGTGATCGGCACGTCGACGGGCTCGTTGGTGTCCTCGGGTATCGGGAAGTCGAATTCCACTCCGGCAGAACGCCCGACGAACATCGGGTTGATGTTCGACCGCCACGTCTCGTGATCCGGATAGGTGTCGATCACGAGGTTCTCGCCCGGAGCGAGCGAGGGAACCCAGATCGCACGATTACGGAATTCGTAGTCGTCCTCCTCCGGATCTGTCTCCCAGGAAAGATCCGGGATCTGCACGCGCACTGTCGATCCGGATGCCGGGTTGTCGATCGTCCATTTCAGGAAGCTCGGCCAGTCAGTCGGATTAGACAGCCGCACCGTCTCGCGGTACACCACCGAATACGAGGTGGTGCCGCCGTTGCCATTCGGCAGAACGATCGGCGTAGTCAGGTTCACCCGGTTCTCGGCCGATGCCTTGAACAGGTCGTACACATCGTCCTCGACCCAGAACGGCCACGTCGGCCGCGCCTGGATGACCACGAATCCCCAGCCGTTGAAGTTCGGATCGAATTCCGGTTCATACGATAGGTTTTCGATCAGCTGGAGTTTCAGCTTACGAATTCCCTCGCCGGTCGTGGCGACGAGCGTTCCTTGCTTGCTCGTCGACCACGCCCGCCGAAACCGCGAATAGACCTGCTGGACAGTCATCTCGGTCGTCGACGCGAAGTCGACCCGGAGGACGGCCGTCATCATGTCGACCTTGTCGCCGTCGAACGTGGCCGACTGTTGGAATGCGCCCTGCGACCAGATCGTCGAACGCGGCGTCTCCCAGATCCCCTTGGGGCTGAGACCGAGTGACACCGGGGAGATCCCCGGCATCACCCCTTCCCCGGACAGCGGCCACACCGAGCCGTCGTGACCGTGCCATTCCAGCTTGATCAGATCCTGCGCCGTCATCAGAGGGTCCCCCATGCCGCAGCCGAAGCCACCATTTCCGCCACCTTCCACCTGCGAATTGCGTCGTCCTGATCAGCTGCGTAGATGTTGAAAATCGGCGACGGACGCTCAGGGGCCGATGGCTGCTGACCGAGACGGAAGTCAGTGCCCGAGTTCATCGCTCGGAGGATGGCCGGGTTGTCCGCCGCATTCGCCGATCGAGAATTGACCACGTACTCCTTCGCTTCGAGCAGAGCCGGAACCTGATCTCGGCCACTCGGACCGGTGACGTCACCACCGGAGTGGTAGGCACGCACACCCTTCGTCGCCCGCAGACCCGCCACCAGATTCGACAGCGGCAACTGCGGATCGTTCGGCAGCGACGGATCACGGTTCGCCGCGAACGCCTCGTTCGAGAGCGCCCACAGGTTCGCCGGATCGCCGCCCGACCGAGCCCCGATCTGCTCGACCGTGCGCGCCGTCGTCGACAGCGCCGACCCCGCGCGCCGCAGCGCCTCGTCGACCACCGGCACCCACTGCTCAGGTCCCTTGGACGGGTCGTAGACCACCGGGGAGTCCGCCAGCATCTGCTGCTGCGTCGGCGACCCCGCAGTCGACGCACCGATCGACGACGGCAACTCCGAGGGCATACCGAGCGCATCGCGATCGGCCAAGGCCTTACCGAGCATCTGAGCGGCTTTGACCGCAGACGGCAGCTCGTTCGGGATACCGAGGACGCCGAGGGCCTCCTCGACCTGACCGGAGATGAAGTCCCGAGCGAACGAGCCCGCGAGATCCGACCATGACGACGGGGTGTCACCCGACTCGGACTCGGTCTTCGTCCCCGCGAGCGCGAGAGCCTTACGGGCCTTGTCCAGTTCGGCGTCAGCCTTGAGCTTCTCGGCATCGGTGGCGTCCGGATCGTCGTAGACCTCGTTACGGCGAGTGTTCGCCGAATCGAGGGCCACCTGAGCGTCGATCCGCTCGTTCTCCGCATCCGAGAACGAGCGCGACAGCTCCGGAGCCTGCGGAGCAGGACCCTCGGCCACCCACGACGCCACCTCATCCTTCTTTGCCTGAAGATCGGTGACCTTCTGCTGCGCGATCTCGACTTTCTTGTTGGCCATGTCGAGATCGGCCTCGGACTTCTTACCCTCGGCAAACTCGGCCTCGACCTTCGCCCGCGCCTCCTCGGCGCGAGTGATCGCGATCGCTGCCTCCTCGAGCTGCAGCTGTTGCTTGTCGGTCCACTCCGGACGCTTACGCGAGCTGCTAGTGCTGCTGCTGCGCGAGAGCGACCCGGACGACGGACCGGCACCACCGGGGATCGGCAGGTACGCGAAGTCGGTGTTCTCGGCCGCATCTGCTCCGTCGACACCGCCGACCATGCCGCCGCCGTACGAGCCGCCCATCTCGACGTTCGTGCCACCGGGCAGGGTGCCCAGCGCGTGACCGCCACCGGGACCGCCGTTGCGCCAGCCCATCCGAAGATCGTTCGGACCGCCACGGCCAGTGAGGAATCCGAGTGCAGACAGCGCCGCACCCATCGTCGCCGTCGCGAACCGATCCGCGAACGCAGGCAGACCGACAGCGAATCGCGCGATCGCCGACATCGCTCCCGAACAATCGCCCCACTTGACGCCCGCCCAGTCGTACGTCGCCCCGGTCAACGGTTGGCTCTCGCTACCGTTGACGAAGTCGAGCAGCTCTTGCTGGGTCTTCACACCGACCCGGCCACCGTCTTCGTAGCCCGGCAGCTTCGGGAAAGTGCCGGCATTGATCTGAGCCAGCTCGCGGTCGTACTTGTCCGACGAGCGTTCGTTGACGACCCACTCGCCCGCGTCGACGCGCACGATCGGAGCACCCGCGCTGGAAACTCCGAGGAACCCATCGGTCCTGTCGGTACCCGGCCCCGTCGTCGGCATCCGCCCACCCGACGCACGGCCCGGTAACGGGATGCCTCCGGGAACCGGAATGTTCGGCTGCGGTGCGTTGATGATCGGCGTTGTGCGAGAGAGGTTGTCGAGCGCACCTTGGATGACACCGATCCGGGTGAGGATCTGGTCATCGCCGATCATCTTGACCGTGGTGGTCTTGTCCATCGGGATCAGGCCGTACGCGTCCGCGAGAGCGATCGCGCGTTGTTCGGTCCAACCCGCCTCGACACGCTGCCGGATGAACTCGTCGCGGACCTTCATACCCGCCAGCTCGACGGCAACGGCCGCGTCCTCGGCCGAGAGCTTCTGCTCGGTCGCCGACTGCGCCGCCTGCGCACCGGCCTGGTCAAACGCACCCTGGACCGACTTCATCGCGTCGAACAGGCGCGAACCGGCCGCTGTAGTGGTGTCGATCTTGCCGGACGTCTCGTCCACTGCCGCAGCACCTTCGGCCGACGCCTCGGTGAATCCGCGCAGCGCATCGTTGACCCGCTTCTGCGTTTCCTCGGCCGTCATCTGGTCGCCGCGGAACCGGCCCATCGCACTCGTCAGCGAATCGACGCCACCGGCCGCGCCGACCGAGCTGGTCGCGATGTCGGCGAACGCATCCTTGACCTGACTGGCCGAGGACTGCGACTCGACAAGTTCTCGACGCATTGCCGAGTACTTCTCCACCAGGCCGTTGCTCGACCCACCGGCCGATCGCAACTTCTGATCGAGGTCACGCCACGCCGCACCACTGCCGGTGACACCGGCCGCGAGATCGCGGTTGCTGAGCCCGAGCTTGTCGAGCGCAGCCTTCGCTCGCTCCGCCTGCTGCGCTGAGTCGCCGACCTCCATGAGGTCGCCGATCTGGTTGCCCTGGCCGAAGCTGAACGACTCCTGGAAGAACGCAACCGTCTTGTCCCACTTGCCCGGTAGACGATCCGCGGCCGCGTCGAGTTCTTCGTCGATCTTCTCGATCTGAGCGGTGACGACGGACTTGACGCCCTTGTCAGCTACACCGCCGGACTCACCGAACGCGTCGTCGAGGCCCTCGCGGAACGTGACCATCGACTTCGAGAAATTCGAGGCTGCGGACCGAGTGGCGTCGAGGCCCTCGGACATCTTGTCCGACGACGAGTTGAACGCCATCACGCCGCCGATAGCAGCCGCGATTCCGATCATGAATCCGCCGCCGCCACCGAGGAACGAGGACACCTTGCCCGCGCCTGTGCGCAGTGCTGAGAGCCCACCGGTTGCCACGCCCTGAGCGCGAGCACCGAGTGTGGCGACACCGGCGACCGAGGATCGGGCGGCACCAGCCAAACCGGTCGACGATGCTGCCGCTGTGCGTTGTGCGGCAGCGAAGGCACCCAGGGCCGTCGTCTCGCCGCGTAGAGCTGCTGTGCGTACACCAGAGGCCAAAGCCTGCGATCGCGTTGCCACGGCGGACTGCAGGCGTGCCGCGAGCCCGAGGCGTTCGGCCGGTACCGCAGCACCGTTGGCAGCGATATCCGCCCGCAACGCGGCCGTGTGATTGATCAGCGCGTTCGTCAGCGCCATCTGCGCCGCGATCTGCGCGGGCATCATGATCGCGTTGGCGATACGTGCGGCCTGATAGCCGGTCTCGACGACCTGCGCCGCCGCCATCGACACCGCGACACCGCCGAGCGCGACACCGAGCAGGTCGGCGTTGTCAGCCGCGAAGCCCATCACAGACCCGAGCACGTTGACACCGGACGCGACGACAGTCGCCGTGTCGCCGCCCAGACCGATCAGCGAACCACCAAGAGATCCCGCAGCCGAGGTGAGCTTGTCGACCATGCCGCCGACGCGGTCGGACACACTGCCGACCTCGTCGATCGACGTCGACGCCGATTCGCCGGCCGACTGGATCGCATCGAACGTCGACGCCACCTGCTCGCCCGCCGAGCCCGAGAAGAACCGGGACACAGCGTCGTACGCCGAAATAGCGCCGTCGCGAATATCGAACAGGACGTCGACAGCCTTCGAATCCTCGTCGAGCCCGAACGTCATCTTCGATCCCGCGAAGTCACCCTTCGCCAGGATCGACCACACGCCCTGCACACCGTCGGTGATCATCCGCAGCCGGGCCCCGAGCCGCTCCATCTTCGTTCCGGAGCCCTCGATCGACTCGCCGGACGAGATGAACGCGGACCCCATCTGCGACAGGCCCTCGGCTGCGGCCTTCGCCCCGACCTGGACCTGTGGCGCGATCTTGTCGGCGAACGAGGTGACCTGCTTCAGGCCATCCTTGATCATCGGCAGGAACGGCTCGATCGCGTTCGCGCCCGCGCGGCCGAGCGCAGCCTTGGTGTTCTCGTACGAACCACGCAGCGTCTTACCGGATTCGAGAGCAGCGCCCCCGATGTTCTCCTCGATGACCTTTTTGAACGTCGCCGAGTCGACCTCTCCGGCCTTGACCATCTTCGACAGCGCCTCGGACGACACGCCGTACTCGTCCTGGAGCCACTGGAAGATCGGAATACCGCGGTCGGACAACTGATTCAGGTTGTCGGTGAAGGCCGTCCCTGAGGACTGCACCTTGTTAAAGACCGAACCCATCTCTTCGAGAGAGGTACCGGCGATCGTCGCCGCGTCACCGGTCAATGAGAGGTACTTCTGCAGTTCCTCGCCGGGCTTGATACCGGCAGCCACAGCGGACGCTGCGATGGTCGCTGCGTCGCCGAGGCCGTAAGCGGTGCCCTTGACCGACGCGAGTGCCGAATCCATGATCGTGGCCACCGACTGTGCATCGTGTCCGAGACCGGAGAGCTTGCCCTTGGCGTCGTCGATCGCGACCAGACGGCCCATACCCTGAGTCAGAGCGGTGCCGATGACCGCGCCAGCCACCGAACCGGCCGCCAGCGCACCGACTTTGAGCGATGCGCCGAGACCGCGGGCGAGCTTCGATCCCATTCCCTGACCGGACTTCTCTGCTCCCGCCTGCGCGGAGTTCAGAGCCGACGAGATCGAGGGGCCGAGCTTGGACGTCTCGCCCACGATGCTGATGTATCCAACGCCCAGCTCGGTCAATGGGATTCGCCCCCTTCAGTAGGACTCGTTATTGCGCTGCTGCGATTCGACGGTTCAGCTCGGCTCGGATCGCCGCCGCTTTTGGGTTGCCCTTGCGGGCGCTCTTGGCCTCGGTAATGGGCACCACGCCGTCCGCGTGCTGCTGCTCCCGGCGCTCGATCTCGGCACGAATATCGTTGCCGCTCGGCTTTTTCGGCGCGTCCTGATCGGCCTTGCCTGCCATCTGGACGCGCCGATGCCAGCCACGGGCACCGAGCGGTGTGTGATTGTCCGGAGACCCGATCTCACGCCAGTGCAGCGTCTCGAGCCAATCCTCGATCGACGTCAGCCGCTCGATGACCGGGTCGTCGAACTTGGCCATCGGATCGTCGAGCAGTCCGTAAGCGGTGATACCGATGGGGTTCTGTAGAAATGCGTCGAGGTCGGCCCACGACAGCGTGCGGCCGACCTCGTCGAGTGACCTGCCCGCTCGGAGCAGATCGGAGCGAATCGCCCCCGCTACGCCTTCTCGTCGGAGGAGGGCTCGGAGGCTTCGGATTTTTCCAGGTCAGCCGGAAGGGACGCCTTCTCCCACTGATCCCACAGCTCGTTGAGCGGGGTGATCGGCCACGCCGCCGTCTCCTCCGCCAAGTCCGGGTTGAGTCGCTTGAACAGCTCCTGCATCACATCGGTCTGGCGAGGGTACTGAATCCTCTTGTCCATCTCCGGCAGCGGCTCACGATTCTTGTTGCGCTCGTCGCGGACCTTCTGTACCTCGAAAATGCGGTCGGTGATGACCCTGTCGACTTCCTCGTGAATCTCCGGAGCGACGTACCCGAGGAACGGGATCTCGAACACGACAGGCTTTTTGACGCCGTCGCGGAAAATCTCCACTGGGAACATCGGAATCTTGTTGGGTGTGTACTGAAATGCCATGGTGCACCAGGCCTCTCGATCGATTGTGAACAGCGGAAAATTGGGGGCACCGAGCCCGTACTAGGTCCCACCCGACAGGGGCAGGCCCGGTGCAAGGGATGACTGATCACCCCTGCCGGGTGAGTCGGGCTACTTGCTCGACGTCGAGGTGGACTTCGCCGTCGTCGTCTTCGGAGCAGTAGCGGTCGTGGTCGTCGGCGCGGCAGCGCTCGACGTCGAATCGGGCTCGGCCACAGCGGGATCGACCGACGCAGCCTGAGCACTGCCGGTCGCAACCTTCTCCGCAGTCAAAGCAGCGTCGGAGTCGGCCGTTGCCGTGACCTCGCCGGTGTCCGACGTGGTCGCGGTGTCGGATTCGTCGAGAGCGACCGGCTCGCCGTCCTCGCCGACCGGCGCAGCGCGCAGCTGCATCCCCTGCACCAGGTTTCCGCCCGCGACCGCGACGATCGAGCCGTCGTGCCGGAGCTCCACGACGTGCGCGCCCTTGAAGTCCGGGTTCGTCGAGGCGTACGTGGTGAGCGTGACCTGGTGGGTGGTGACATTCGAGTGCACGTCGACCACCTCGGCCGTGGTGGTGACCTGACCGTGCTCGATCAGGTACCGCTTGGTCTTGACACCGTCGATCACGGTAGCGATCCAGTGGCGGATCGGCAGCTGCTCCGAGGTGTGGTAGATCGTCTTGTGCTGGCCGTTGACCGTGGCCACCTCGACTTCGACGTTGGCCTCTCCGAACACGCTGTTGAGAACAGCGATGTTGTCGTCCTCGAGGAACGCGAACGTCAGAGTCTCGTCGTACTCGGTCTGCGGCTCGCGGAACGTCGCACCGCCGAACATGCGGACCTTCTGGGTCGATCGCGCCTTGTTGAGCGAAAGACCACTGTCGCTCAGCGCGCCGTGGTCATTGGCCTTGAAAATCGGGTCGAGCGCGGTGAGCGCGGTCTCGGGGAATTCCGCTTCACCGAGTGCCGCGGAGTGGACGACACCGCCGTCGATGGGAGGTGTTGCTACGAAAGAATTGCGAACGTTGACCATAATCAGGTCCCTTTCAGGCGTCGTTGCACCGGGCCACGTGAAAGAGGGAAGAGAATCGAGCGAGTCGAGTCAATCGACCTTGATGTCCAGCTCCGCGGTGAACTGCCACCGGGCTTGATCGTGACGGGACTGGTCGGGGTCCGGCCACGAGTACGCGGCCGTGCACTTGGAATATCGGATGAACGCACCCGCGGCCCACTGACCGGGCAGCGAACGCCAGAGCGCGCCAATGTAGTTCGAGAACCGTTCGGCCGCAGGCTCATCGGCTGCCCAACACTCGACGATGTAATTGGCGTGATCGGTCGAGCCATGGTGCGGAACACCGCCACCCGGAGTGCGGGTGATCCGCACCATCAGTGGCCGGCGCTTGTTCGGGATCTCACCCGCAACCCAGGCGGAGGCATATTCGGCCGGCAACCTCTCCGTCACCGCCGTGATCGCCACCGCCTGAGCGGGGTGAGGCACCACCAGGGCGCTCACACCGACGTCGCATTCAGAGCGACAATCAGACTGTTGTCCCGAGCATTGCGTGCGCGAGCGCTGTGCGTCGCCGGGTACACGATGGCTCGCCACCGCCGTGTGCCTTGCCGGGAATTCCAGTCGAATCCCGAACCGGCTCGCCGCGCCGCACTTGCGGCCGCGCCGTCGATCATGTCGCGCACACCGGGCGAGGACAGGATCTCGCCGTACGCGCCGGGGTGAGGTACGAACTCACCGCCTCTCGGCATCGGGAGTCACCTCCTCGACCGCATCGACGAACATCGCCGCGATCCAGAACTCGCGGTTGAACGCCGCAAGCGTCTGGGCGCGGCCGGGCGGGTCGTCGGTCAACACCAGCAGCACAGCCGACTTGTCGTCGACAGTGAAGTTGCGAGTGTCGTACCGCTTTTCGCCCTGCGCGTGCATCACCAACAGCTGCTGGCGCGGACCCTGTGGCGGGACGAGCTGATCGCCATTCGACATCGGTTATCCCTCCACATCTTTCAGGTGCGCCTCGAAACCGGGCTCACGGCCGTTGTGTGGGTTCTTCCACCGCTCCACCTTGTCGGAGACAATGAACGATCCGTATCCCGGTACGTCGACTTTCCAGCCCCGCTCGATCCGAGCATCGAACGGACCCCACAGGTGGGCGTAGTCGATGACCTTGTCGCGGAACTGCTCTCGCGACTCCTCCGACTGCGGCAGCGGAGCGAATCCGCAATCGTCGATGTCCTCGCCGACGTCGGGGTACCCGACGATCTCGCCGCCGTGCGCATTACGCCCGGTGACAACCGGCTCGTAGGCGACGACCGTGATCGGGTGCCGGAACCTGCCCATCAGTCCTGCTCCCCTGGTGCCCACTGACCGGGGCCATTGACCCATGCCCCGGCCAGTGGGTGTGCGGGTACGTCGTGCGGAAGCGTGCTGGCAGTACCAGCACGCGACCCCGACGACGAGGACAGCAGATCTCGTTCGGACGCAGTGACTTCGAGCCCGGTGAACGTCTCCGTCGCCAACGTGTTGCTGTCGGTGAACGGACCGGTCGTGGAGTTGGTCTGACGAATGTTGTCCGGGTTCTTCATCGCCCGAGTCACCATCCGCCGTTCGGCGATCATCACCAGCTTCGCCAGCTTGCCGCTGACGTCCACGGTGAGACGCTGCTCCAGATCGGCCAACTCGCGATCGGAGAACAGCAGATCCTCGGCCTCGGTGAGCCAGAACTGCACCAGCTCGATCGACGTGGGCTTGTCCGAGCCGATCCACCGATCGAGCACGTAGACCGGGGTGGCGTACGTCGGGTTCGAGTCGTCGTCAGCCACAGTCAGCCTCCGCTCTAGTCGTCCGAGGCAGCCTTGCTGCCACGACGCCCGCCCGTGCGCTTCGCCGGAGCAGGCTTCGGCTCAGGGTCCGGCTCCGGCTCTGGCTCCACTCCCGGTTCCGGCTGCGGCGCAACCGGTTCGGCATCAACCGGGGCCTCGTCGAGTTCGGCCGCGGCCTGCTCCGCCTCGGCGACCCACGGGGCGGGCTCGCCCGACGGCTGCGCGTCGGGTTCGAGTTTCACCCCGAGTGGTGCCTGCTCGGTCTCGACGACACCGCCGCCGAGATCGCCGCGCTCGGCCGGGTCGTTGACGACCGCTGCGGGCGGGTCGTTGACGACCGGCGCTGCGGGCGGTGTGCCGTGCAGATCGTCGCGGGTGAGCACGTCGGTGTACCGAGCCTCCGGAGCAGATCCAGGCGGAGTCAGGACGGGCGGTTGCTCCGCGACGTCCCAGTCCTCCGGATCGGCCTCGATCAGCGTGTAGCCCAACCGTTCCAGCGAGCGCCTGCCCGCCTTCTGGGTGACGACGACCTCGTTGCCGTCCGGATCGATGTAGACAGCCATCAGTGCCTCCTAGGCGGCAGGTACGAGGACGCCCGCGGGGTAGCGGGTGGCGTCGACCTTGTTGAGTCGGGTCATGGGGTTCTGGACTTGGAAACCGACGCGCATGACCACACGGAGCGCCTTAGTGTCCTGCTGCATCAGGTTCAGCACGACCTTGCCTTCGGAGTCGGAGATGACGCCTTCCTTGAACAGGTCGTACGTGATGTCCTGGCGCACACCGACAACGAACTTGCTCCAGTCCGCGCCGAGCAGCGTGGCGATCGCGGGGTCCCACGAGCCGTTGGTGACCTCGTTGAGGGGGTAGCCGTACAGAGTGGAGGGCTGCCCCTGCGCCATGGACGGCGAAAAGATGGGGTTGCCCTGCGCGTTGCGCAGCCCGACCAGTCGCCAGTTCAGACCCGGCTCGGAGGCGAACCCATTGATGCCGAAGCCGTCGGTGGCGACCTTTTGGCCGAGTACGGATACGTCGACACCGAGGTCGACACCGGTGCCTTCCTCGACGACGTTGCCCGCGGCGATTGCGCCGGGGATGATGGCCGTCGGCCAGGTGTCGGGCTTGCTGATGCCCATCATCGCGGCCCGGTCGATCGCGAGGCCGATGGCCTCGGCGAGCAGGGGCTTGACCTGGTCCCAAATCGGGATGTCGGCGTCGTCGATCAGTGCGTCGGGAATGGGCACGATCGCGGCCAGTTCCTCGGCCGTGATGTACACATCGTCCCAACCCATCTTCGTGGTCTGCTTCAGACCGGTGTCGCCGTTGACCCAGTAGGCGTCGGGGAGGCTCGCCAGTACCGGCTGCTTGGCCTTCTTCTTCGACAGCGGAATGCGCCGCGCTCGGCCGAGGATCACCGACGACTGCGCGGCCGTCTGGATGATTTCGGGGATGACCTGATCGGGCATGTGCGCTTCGGCGATGTCAGCGCGCCCTTGGATGTTGTTGTAACCCGCCATGGGGGTGTTCCTTTCGGTTACGGCTAGGCGCGCAGTGCGTCGCCGAGCCAGTCTGTGGAATTGGTCTTGCCGGAGCCGGAATTACCGGCGTTCTCGTTGTTCACGAGGGGACTACCGGCCACCGGGCCTCGGAACGCGAGCAGTGCATCTGCGTGTGCTTCGAGTTCTTCCTTGGTGGAGCCGGAGAGCAGCTGTGCAGGAATGCCTTTGGCCGTTGCGACGTCCGACCGGAGCTGCGCCGACCTCAACGTCTCGTTCTCGCGTCGGAGTTCCTCGATCTCCTGCGCGTTTCGCTGTTCGGCCGGCAACTTCTCCTTCTCGGCCTGTCGCCACTTCTCGGCGTCGGCCTTCTGCTGGTCGTAGTCGGCGAACGGTTTCTTCGCCCGCTCGATCCGCTCCTGGATGATCTTGTCCAGGTCGGCCTGAGAGGCAGGTGGCGTGTACTCGGTCGCCTTGCCGCCTTCACCACCACTGCCCGCACCACCAGCAGCACCCGCAGCCTCACCGCTCTTGCCGCCCTCTCCACCTTCACCGCCGCCAGCGCCGCCAGCAGCGCCGCCTTCATCGGTCCCGAACTGCTGCTGTCGTGGTTGCTGCGACCACTGCGGCGCAACGCCGCGAACGAGTCGAGCGCGAGGTGTCGAGCCTGCAAGAGTGTTGTTCCCCATCGTGATTCCTTCTTTCCGTGAGCCCGTCGGCAAAGTCCGGCCATTGATCGCTGGCCGTGGGCGAGATGCCGGTCTGTTGTCGCCGACCGTGAGCGAACCCAGCCGCGGAGTAGTTCACCGGCTGGGGAGAATGGGACGCTGAATCGATCAGCACCTATCGGAGAGTGCTGAGATCTCCGCTGGTTACCGTGACGTCGCGATCAGCGACGATCGAGTCGAATGCCGCTGTGGCAGTGACGCCGTCGCGGGCGAGGGTGTGGAGCAGCTTTCGGAGTGCATTCGCGGCCACCAGATCCGCTCCGTCGATACGCGACAGCTGCAATGCGGAGGCATCGTCGGTCCACAGCATTCCGAGACCCGAAATGAGCGCCCACCGGCCCGTGCCGACCCTCTCGCCGCCGTAATAGCGGTAGGCGAGCGGATCGACCGGTTTGGCACCGAAGTTCGACGGGTCGCTGAGACTACCCACGAGTGACTCCGTTCTGCCGCAGAATTCGACCGACGAGCACACGCTTGCCGTCTTCGACGAACGCGTCGTCGAACTCGTACTCGATACCACGACCGAGGATGAGTTCATTCTCCTCGGGCCCGAACACCGCGAGCGACTTGTCACCGCGCTCGTGCGCCGAGACATACAGGCCCTGAGTTCCGGCAGGCACATCGAGCCGCAGCTCGACCTCGTTGCGTTCGAGATAGGTGAGCTTGGACTGCAACGCCGTCGAGACGAACGCATCGTCACGGAACGGAACACCGAGCACCGTCGACAGATCCGAGTCCTTGTTCAGCCCGAAAACGTCCGCGCCGACCGCACGCGAAACCGTGATCTTCTCCGGCACACGCGGCGCGGCGTCGATCACCCGGTCGAGAGCCTCGATCGAGTCGCGCTGATTGGGCGACAGATACGCGAAGTCACCCTCTCGCAGGGCACCGTTGATCGCGCCGTACGAGTTGCCGGTGTAGATCCGAACCATCTGCGCGTCAGCAGGTTCGACGTTGTCAGCGAAGTCGAACCACACTCGCTTGCCGAGCGCCCGGCCGTCGTCCTCGGTCAGAGTCCGTGCCGCGACGATCGACGGCTGCGGCTTCGGGATCACCGAATCGCTGAACAGCTCGGCGTCGTTGCGGCGCATCCGATGCAGCACCGTGTCGCGAGGATCGCTCGCCGTCGGGGCTACCCGGATACCATCACCGGCCGAAGCCGAGTCCGCAGCGTCGTCGTACGCGTCGATGAATTGCTGCTCGAGCTTCGTCGGAGTCCAGGTGCCGTAGACGATCTCGGCACCGCAGCCGCAGTCGTCGTGGTAACTGCGCATCCCGAGCGCGGTCTCCTCCGAGAAGTAGACCGGGCCGCGGGTGACGAGCATCGCGCAGAACGCGCACGGCTTACCGTCCGAGACCCTCCGCCAGCCACCGGAGCGCTTGTCGCGCCGCGCGGACTCGGCGAGAGTGCGCCGCCCGCCACCGAGCACATGACGTCGGACAGCGCCCGCGAGTCGCGGGAATGCTTTGTCCGACACCAACGCGGCCGAGCGAGCGCCCAGCCGCTCGACGTCGGGACCCGAGTACTGCACGAGCTTTCCGGGTCCCATCGCGTCCATCGACCGAGCCACCCGCTCTGCGTCGAAGTCCTCGACACCAGCGACCGGCCCCACCGAGGTTCCGAGCTCCGCGCTGCGGTACTCAGACAGATACGACTCGGCGAGGCCGGCCGATTTCTCGTCGTAGTACTTCATCAGCGTCATCTGCAACACCATCCACTCGGGCTTGGTGCCCGCTACGTCGCTGGGATCGAGAGTCGAGAAGAGCAATCGCGATGCAGCGACCGCCTCGCCGGAGAGCTGTACCTGCGCGATCCGGTGAGCGTCCGTCAGAGCCGCACCGAGCCGCGTCTCGGCCATCAGGCCGTGAGCGCTGTTCTAGCGCCGCCAGGGGGCAATGTGGGCTGCGTCTGCCGTGACAGAGCGTCAGCGAGTCGCTGAGCATCCGACGGCGCTTTGCCCCATGCTTCGACGAGACGATCGATGGTGATCTGGTCGTAGCCGAGCAGCTCGTACGTGACCGCATCGTGCGGAGGCAGAATGCCCTCTCGGACCTGCTCGACGACAGCCTGACTGCGAGCGGCCAGTGTCGGCGTCGCCGGGTTTGTCCAACGAGACCGCATACCGAGCAGATCGTCCGGCACCTGCGATAGACCCTCGGCGACCATGAGCGCTTGTCGGATCGTCCGACGGTGGCCGAAGTCGAACACCTTGCACGCACGCTCTGCGATACCGATCATGTCGCCCTTGGCCTCCTGGATCGCCTCCGCCGACGCAGGATTGTCCTGGACGATTCCCAGCGAATTGAGGGGCAGGGACGTCTCGGAGGCGAACATCGTTGCAATCGAGCGCAACTGCGCAATGTGCGGCTCCTGCGACTGCTGCGGGAACTGCCCGACCTTGGACTGCCCACCGTTCGGATTCGGCTGCACCGAGTCGTCGACCTCGGTCGCGAACACGCTGCCCAGAATCGACTGCCACCCGCCTGCCTCGACGATGCGGTCGTACTGCTGACGAGTGAGGTCGAGAAAGTAGCGCTGCGGCGACGAGAAGAACTCGCCCGACACCTCGGCGCGAAGCATCGTGCGTGCCGCCATGTCCGTCAGATCCATCACTGTCTGCGTGATGCGCGACGACCCGAACTCACGATCAAGGTACGGGTCATGCACCAGGGGCGTCACGAGTGCCTCGTTGATCGGGTGGCCGACCCTGGTGACCTTCCACCCGGAGTTCATGCGAGTCAGCGTGATCACCACGCGCGGCAGGTACATGTTCATCACCGCGGGCTGACCGGTGTCAGACCAATCGACGATCGACAGGCCCGCGATGGCCCTGCGGCTCCGCCTGTCCCACAGCGCCGTCGCGGTCTGCGCCGACCGGTACGAGATCATCCCGGCAGGTTCGTTGCGGCTGGGGTCGCCCGCGGTCACGAACGCAAACGCAGGACCGAGCTGCAGAGCAGACACGTGAGCCTGCGGGATCTCCACTTCGAGGGCATTGTCGTCGACAATGCGGCGAATCCGGTCGTCCCCCTTCGGTTTACCGGGTACGACGAACTCTTCCCAGTTGATCCGGAGCGCGGCACCGGTGACGGCCTTCTCCGGCCACCCCAGGATCGGGGCGAGCTTGCGCAGCTGCGGGGGAACACTGAACCCGAACTTGCGGAGCCGCTTCTCACGTCCGAAGTACTCGATACGACGCCTGTTCGTTGCCTGCCGTGCGTCCAGCTGAGTCAGCATCCGCATGAGATAGGCGTGTTCCTGGCCGGACAGGTCCGGAGCGGTGATCTGGCTGACGGTCACAACACACCACCTCGTCCTGTTCCTGAACCCGAACCAACCTTGTTCGAGTTCAATGCGATTCGGCGACCCATGCGCGCACCGATCATGGTGACCGCGTAGTCGATTCGTTTGGTCGACGAGCGCGAGATCTTGCCAACCGAGACACCCCACCGATTCGGCCGGCGTCGAGCGTTGATCGCGTGCCGCATAGCGATCGGGTCACCGTCGAAGGTGAACGTGCCGTCCTCGTCGATGTCCTGCGCGGTCTGCATCGCCGCCTCGGTGAACAGCTGGTTGCGCTCCTTTGCGCCCTTCTGGGACAGCCTCATGTCGAACAGCACCGAGTGCCCTCCTGCCCCTGGAGTTGCCCACAGGGGCAACCGATGTCGGAAGTCGCGGTGAATGTCGTCGATCATCGGCATCCAGTAACTGGTTTCCTTCTCGTCGTCCATCGCCGGGGACGGGTCGATCCCGAACCACGCGACGTTGAGCTTGAGCAGGTTCTCCCGGCAGGTGGCCTCGACCTCTTCGCGAGGTGCGAGCCAGCCCTCCGGGTTCTCGCCGTGCTTCGGTGACCACTCTCCGAGTGAGAACACGTGACCGTCGGACAGCCTGCATCCGCTGATACACGTCGCGTCACCGGATTTCGAGCAGTCCAGAAACAACGCCACCCGATCGCGGGGCTCGATGATCCACGTCGGCCGCGCCAGCTCTTTCAGCTTCACCGGATCGACCCACGCGTCCTCCGCAGTCGCGAGGCCGTTGAAGTAGTAGCGGATCGACTCAGAGACCGGCGTGCGCGTGTCCTGCGCTTCGTCCCGGAGCCGTTCGAGGTCCGACCACGGAGCATCCGAGTACGCCGCGCGCAGTCCGCGCATAACGTGCTCGTCGTCCCACATGTTCAGTCCCGGTGGAGCTTCCCGAGAGTCGTAGAGGATGTCTCGCTTGCGGGTCTTGCCCGATACCTGCGTCTGCCAGGCGTCGTACGACCCCTCAGCGACGCTGTCTGCGCCCTGAGCGTGCGCGTTGGTCAGCTCCAGCAGTCGAGCACCGATGTCTTTCGGCGACTTACCGACGTTGCGTCGCGCCACGTTGGCGATCTTGTGGCCACCGTTCGAGGCGAGCATGTGGTGAGACTCGTTGAGGAACAACGCCGTCGGCGGGTCACCCTCGGACGACTTCTCCGAGGCCTTGAGCAGCTCAATCTTGCTGCCGTTGCTCATCGCCGTCCGGGTGATGCCCGGATCGAGCCCGTACGCGAGCCGCATCCGCGGGGTAATCATCGCGTTCGCGACCGCCAGCACCTTCGCGGCCTGATCCTGCGAGTTCGCGCCGATCTGCACCAGCGACCAGTGTCGCCGCTTCGCCTTGACGATCGATCCGTCGATGTCGGCGACCTCGACCGGCCCGCACAGCTCACAGAGAGCCAGCGCGGCCGCGAACGGGTCCTTACCCGTACCCTTCGCGCCTCGTTTGACCCCTGAGCGGTACAGGTTGCGAGCGTCGTCGTCGATCGCGTACCAGAGGTGCATGAACCGCCGCTGGCCCACTGTGAAGCGCCACGGTCCGCCCGTGAGCGGATGCTGCAACCACCGCTCGGCCCACCGCACCAGATGTGGACCCACCGAGAGGGGCAGCAGCTCCAGACGCGACGGGTGAGCGAACGGCAGCGCATGATCTCCGGGCCACGGCAGCGTCAGCCACGCGCCCATGTCTCGTTCGGTCGGCCCCAGGTAGTACCCCGGGGGAATTTCGGCCTGTTCGAGCGCTAAAGCCTCATTCGTAAGCAGTCCGGAAGTCATTGATGTTCACGACCTCCGTGCCTGGCTCGTCACCGCCGCCCGTGTCACCGTCGCCGGGTTCGAGCCCGAGGCGAATCAGCTCCACGCGAGCACGACGACGAGAGGTCTCCGTGGTCATGAGATCGCCCATCATGGACCAGATTCGGCCGATCGACGCGGCGCGCAACGGCGTCGGGTCGGTCGTATCTTCGGCAGCGCGCAGCACCTTCGACGCGTAGTGCGCCAAGAACCGCGCAGCCTGCCAATCCGACGGCTCGTAGAACACCGACTGACCCGACTCCTTCAGCGACCGATACCAGCCCTTGATCACCGGATGCCACGCCCGATCCTCGGCCGGAGGCTTGACGTTGATCGCGGCCGGAGCCATCTTCGTCGAGACGCCGTTCTCGTCGGTGACGTTGCGGCGCACCCGATTGTCCGAGCGCTTCGGTGTAGGACCACGAACGCCCACCAGCTCACCCCCTGACGATGTAGCAATCCCCTGAATGCGTCGTCCGATACTTCGGGAACGACGCGCCAGCATCTTTGAGCCAGAGCATGTCCTGATCGATCGCAAGCACCGTCCACACGACGCGCTTACGCATCGGCTCGGTCGTATCGATCACCAGATCGCCGCGGCTGATCATGCCCGGAAAGCGCTCAGGTGCTCGCATCAGTCGTGCGCCCCGAGTACTCCCGATTCGACAAGCACTCGATATTCCGTATCCCGGCGCTTACCTGAGTAAGCGGACCCGCAGACCGGACAGCGGGCCGCGCCCTTCGGCGCGAGCGGCGTGCTCTCGGCTCTCGAAAGGCAGTACTGGCAGCAGCTCAACATTGAATTACCCCCTCGACTTCTGAACGGTTCATGCGAGGCGCTACTTGCACCGATTCCGCCGTTTTGAGTGTTGT